CAAATCCACAAAATTAACAGTTGCACGCGAGGAATCATCTAACCTCGAAAGAACCAACTGTCCGTGGAAAACACTAATTTCGGACATACGCTGTAGAAACTTGCGACCAATAGTAAAAATTCTAGACCTTAGGAAGATGCGAACATCTTACAAAAGGTATAGTGTATAAAACCTATCAGTGCAAATAGCACAACGTAAGATGTACAAACATCTCGTCCAAGAAAAAGAACTAACATGAAAAAATGTTCTTTCACTCCTGCTCAGCCGCCGAGCAGTATCCTAACCTCAAAAGAGGTTTCTTATGGCGATTATAAAGGTCCGCCGACCTTTTTATGAATGACCCAAGTATTTTACAAATATATATATATACAACACAAAACATGAACTACGAAGCCGTAGGATCGTTGTATGCGTACAAAATTGGTGCTCCAGTAAACATTCCCAACTGGAAATCTTCTCCGATCGAGATATACTTATCAATTCTCATATGTGATTGTGGAGCACCATACACTTCCGTGGTAAGTTCATGACCATCATGAAAACCGGCATAGTAATCAAGATCACGTCCGGGAACAAAACGTTGTCCAATCGTATAGAAGGGCGTTTCATACTCCAAACAAGGATTATTAATAATCGGTGTAAGGTGAGCACCCCCCAAAGTGGAGCGTTGAGTTTCTTGCATCTCTGAGCGACGATCTCCTAAGAAAGTACTGTCCAGTGGATGCGCAAAGGCTCCGTTCGAAGTGCCAAGCAAATTATGCCTAGCAACATGAAAAGAGCCAAATTCATTTGAAATATGTTTTCCAGATATAATTGCCTTATGACGCAGCGCGCCGCGTCGACAAGCAAAAGCTGGAGTCAAATAATTCAACAGAGTCATGGTACAAAAAGTGTAAGGGGAATTACCCGCAGTGGAATCAACACCTTGGTCTTGTCCATTCGGATCCCATCCCCTATAGTAAGGAAAATTGCTTAAGTCTTGAGCAACCATTCTCACACCTGTTCCGGTACCAGTCGGCCAGTATGAATTGTGATATTGGTACCTTCGCAACATCTCTCTAAATGAAACAATCCTCTCACCTTGATAAACAAGATATTGATTATCT